GAAAATCGTCGAGCTGCTGAAAAACAACCCGACGATGCACGCCTGTATCATCCGCAAGATGGGCAACACCCTGAAGGACAGCGTGTATGCCCAGATGAAATGGGCGATCAATGAACTGGGGCTGTATGATGAATTCAACTGCAAGCTGTCGCCGCTGGAAATCGTGCTGAAAGAAACCGGCCAGACGATTTATTTTCGCGGCTGTGACGACCCGCTGAAACTGAAATCCATCAAGCCGCCGTTTGGATATATCGGCATCCTGTGGAAGGAAGAAAAAGACCAGCTTTGCGGGCCGGAAGAAGAACGTTCTATTAACCAATCCGTGCTGCGTGGCGGCGCGGATTCCTATGATTTTTCGTCATACAACCCGCCAAAAAGCAAATCTAGCTGGGTCAACAAGGAGCGGCTTGTCCCGGATCCGGGGCGCGTTTTTCATCATTCCAGTTACACGGAAGCGCCGCCGGAATGGCTGGGCGCAAAGTTTATCGCCGACGCGGAGCACCTGAAAGAGGTCAATCCGGCAGCATATGAACATGAATACGAGGGTGTAGCCAATGGCGACGGCGGCAGTGTATTTGACTATCTGGAGCTGCGGGAGATCACAGACGAAGAAATGTCGCATTTCGACCGCATCTTCCAGGGCGAGGACTGGGGCTGGTATCCCGATCCGTACTGCTTCATTCGCTGCTACTACGACAGCGACCGCGAGGCGGTGTATATCTTCGCGGAACACTATGCAAACAAGGAATCGAACGAACAGACAGCGCGCTGGATCATCGAACACGGCTATGATGATTACGCCATCACGGCCGATTCGGCCGAACCGAAAAGCGTCAACGATCACCGCGAAATGGGCCTGCCCGTCACCGGCGCTGTCAAAGGTCCGGGGTCAATCGAACATGGCATGAAGTGGCTGCAGCGCCGGCGCATCATCATCGACCCGGTGCGCTGCCCGAATGCGGCAAAGGAATTTTCGGAGTATGAATACGAGCGGGACCGGGACGGCAACGTCGTCACCGGATACCCGGACGTGAATAACCACAGCATCGACGCCACGCGGTACGCACTGGAACCGCTGACGATGCGCAGGGGGGCAAGTGCATGACTGTAAATATTTTGGGGACGGAATATGAAATCATTGAAGCCACGGCGGCCGAAGATGCAATGCTTGAAAAATGCGATGGTTACTGCGACAAAACGGTAAAGACCATTGTTATTTCAAAAAAGGCCAAAGACTGCGACCTGAAAGACTTTAGCGTCTATCAGAAAAAAGTTATGCGTCATGAGATCATTCATGCATTTCTGTTTGAAAGCGGGCTGTCCGAAAACTTTACGCATCCGGAATACGGCCATGACGAAACATACGTGGACTGGATTGCTTCGCAGTTTCCGAAAATGTGCGAAGTATTCAAGGAGGTTGGCTGCCTGTGAAAATCAATATCCCGCTGGACAGCGTGAAAAAGCAGATCCGCGAAGAATTCCGCATCGCGCCGCTGGTAACGCCGGAAATGCGCGAAGCGGAAGACCTGTGGATGCAGATCTGGATGGGCACCCCGCCGTGGGCAAACGATCAGGATCGCACCATCAATTTTGCAAAGGCCGTGACCGGCGAAGCCGCGCGCCTTGCGACGATGGGCGTCAGCGTCGAACTGTCCGGCTCGGCCCGCGCGGATTGGCTGCAGGAACGTCTGAATGAAGAACTGATTCCGTTTCTGCGTGACATGGTGGACGTGGGCTGTGCTGCCGGCATGTTCTTGCTGAAACCGACGCCGGACAGCATCGGTCTGTACACGCCGCCGGAATTTACGATCACGGCTGTGGATAACCGCAAGCGCGTGACCGGCGTGGTGCTGTACGACACGAAGGCAACGCCGGATTATTACTATGTCAAGGCCGAATATCACCGCTACGACGGGATGCATTATGTGGTTTCCAACCGCGCGTTCCGGCTGGCGAAGGGCAAAGCATCGGCATCCCGTGTGAATCTGGACGAAGTGCCGGATTGGGTGGGCATCCTGCCGGACGCCGTGCTGGATGATACTGCGCCGCTGTTTGCTGTGTGCACCATGCCGGACGCCAACAATATTGACGGCGGCGCATGCGGTATGTCTATCTACGCCAACGCCCTGCCGGAACTGCGTGGACTGGATGTTGCATGGTCTGCCATGGTGGACGAAATTCAGGATTCCCGGTCGATCGCCCTTGTGGATGACCGTCTGCTGCGTGAGCCAGGGCGGAAGAATGTTTCCGTGCGGCTACCGCGTTATGTGCAAAACGTTGCTGGTTCAGCGGCGGAAAGTTTCTATCAGGAAATCGATCGCAAGCTGAAAACCGGCGAACGCCAGACCGGCATCAATATGTTGCTGCAAAGCCTGTCGACCAAGTGCGGCTTTTCCGAAGGCTATTTCAGCTACAACGAAAAACAGGGCCTTGCTACTGCAACGCAGGTGGAAGCCGATGACCGCCGCACCATCCAGCGCATCAAGGACATCCGCGACCGCATCCAGGCAGCTGTGGATGACCTGATTCAGGCATTGAACGACTATGCTGATATCTACGATCTGGCGCCCTATGGCACGTATACCGTGGCGTACAATTTTGGGGACATCACGTATAGCTACGAAGAGGACCGGCAGAACACGAAAAGCCTTTGCCAGCTCGGCGTTTTGCCGTGGTGGATGTATCTGGTGCGCTTTGAAGGTTTCAGCGAGGACGACGCAAAAGCGGCCTACGCCGAAGCCAACACAGCGAAACCGGGGCTGTTCCCTGATACCGAATGATCACCCCGGAACAGTTCCAGGAGATCGGCGAAACCCTGCTGCCGCTGCTGGACGACCTGACAGAATGGATCGCCCGCGACATGATCGAGCGCTTCATGATCCGCTTCGGCCGCGGCGAAGAAAAGCTGCTGACCGGCACGGATGAATGGCAGGCGTGGGTGCTGAAACAGGCCGGCGGGAATCTGGACGAAATCCAGAAGGTGCTGGCCAAAAGCACCGGCAAATCGCAACAGGAAATCGCAAAGATCTTCAAGGACAGCGGCATTCAGGCAGCAAAAGCGGATGCAGAAGCCGCCGCCGTGACGTTTTCCGGCCTCTCGTCCGGCATGATGGCGATCATCACGGATGCCTATGAGCGCACGGTAGGCGAAATTTCAAACATCACGCGCACAACGGCCGGCGCGACCAATCAGGCGTTTATCGACATCTGTGACGCTGCATATTGGAAGGTACGTACCGGTGCGCAGTCCTACACCGCCGCTATGCTGGAGGGCATAAAAGAGCTGGGGCAGGTACAGCCAATCGTGCGCTATCCGTCCGGCCATAAGGACACGCTGGAAGTGGCGGTACTGCGCTGCATCCGCACGGGCGTGGCGCAGTCATCCGGTAACATGACGATCCAGCAGTGCAAAGACATGGGCTGGAATCATGTGCTGGTGTCGCAGCATCTGGGCGCGCGTGTATCCGATACCGACCCAATCGCCGATCACGCCGGCTGGCAGGGCAAGGTGTACTGTATCGACGGCAAGGACGCGCAGTTTGATAACCTGCTGGACGCGACCGGCTACCCGGAGAATCCGCTGGGCCTGTGCGGCTATAACTGCCGCCATTCCTTCACGCCGTTCCTTCCGGGTGTCAGCCAGAATCACAACAAGCCGATTGACACCGAAGCCAACCGCCGCGCCTACGAGCTGTCGCAGACGCAGCGCGCGATGGAACGCCGCATCCGGGCGCAGAAGCGCAAGTGCACGGCGCTGCACACAGCCGTGAAAAGCTGCGAAGATACGGCAGGCAAGGCAAAATTGCAGGAGAAATATGCGCAGTCCGCCAAGCGCCTGCTGGATCAGAATGCGGCCTACACAAAGTTCTGCGCCGACAACGACCTGAAACCATACCACGAGCGGCTTGCCGTTGCGGGTTGGGATCGCTCGGCGGCATCAACCGCGTCCGCTGCTGCACGCCAAAGTTGGACATCGGCGGAAGCAGTTGATGCCCGACAAGTTCAGACGCAGCAAGCGCCGCCTGTGCAAGCACCGCCTGTGCAAGCACCGCCTGTGCAAGCGCCGCCTGTGCAAGCACCGCCTGTGCAAGCGCCGCCTGTGCAAGCACCGCCTGTGATTGCAAAGCTGGATGTACAGCGTTATTCCTGCGTCGCGGAGCATATTCGTTCCAGCGATGTTATATTGACCGAGAAGCAAAAAGAACATATCATAGAACGGCGCGGGAAAGAGTTTTACGATAAATACAGCCCTTATTTCAAAGAAATAATCGAAAATCCAGACTACATTTTCAAAGACAAAAAGTATGAAAATACCGCCATTGCGAGTAAAACCATATCGCTTAATTCAAAAAATATCAGCGTTGTGGTACGCATTGC